GTTTGTTTGCATATGATGGGTCGAGATAATTTACGATAAAACTAATTCTCTTCTGTGCAAGTGGAGCGAGTTCCCATTTTTCTGGTCCCTCAACTCTATAAAAATATCCATCGCCTTGTTGTGCCGTTGTTTGAATATTTGTACCGAACTTTGTTCCATTTATTGAATACATCTCATAAGATTGATTTTGACGATTGGTATCGACTTCTTGTAAGCTCTGTGGGTCAAAATTTGTGTGTGTTGTGAACATAAAACAAAATTTAACAAGTGTGCCTGAACCGCCATCATCAGATGCATTTAAATAACTGCCTGCATCATCCATGCATAATTCTATTCTCGTTAGACAGTTTGTAAAATCTCTATTTAAAATATTTCCATAATATTGTTTTACTGCTTGAGAGTCATAGACAAAACACAAATGATTAAATGATGGAAGATCGTATTGAGCCATCCATATTCTATCGGTATTTGCAGGTCTACTGCCGTTAAGTTTTACAAATGGAAATTCTATTAAATCTTTTGCAAGACTTTTAAAAATAGTGTTTGTTCTAGGTTGATGGCGAATACCATTAAAGTAATCTGAATAATTGACTCCATCAGCCCAGTTGTCACCTGCTGTATCAAGAGATGGATTTTTAAATCTTTCTAATCTTGATAAATTGTCAACACTTTCACCTAAAATTGTTGTGTTTGCTCCAGCTCGTCTTGCGATTGCCTCACGCCATTTATATTTCCAAAAATCTTCATCTGACAAACCCTCTGTATTTGCAAAACGATATTTGACAAGATGTGCTAATTCTTTTGATTCTGATATAAATGGAAAAGGATTACGATAATCTTGCTTATATAGATACCAAGAGTACGGTCCTTGATCACTACCTATTGTTTGTTCGACCTCATATGCTGTATAATAATTATGTACGTTATTTATTACCTGACCCATGAATATTCCTAACTTTCCCTTAATGACACTCTTTTAACGTCTTTATCTAAAGGTTGTTCTTGTAAACCTGTTCTTATGTATTTAGTATTTGTGTCAGACATACTTTGTACTTTTGTCACATCTATAGGAAACTTGAGTATATCTGAAATATAATGTAGATAGTTCTTTCCATATAGAAAGAATAATTCTGTTGATAGGAAATGTACATTCATCAATCCTATCCAATCAAATATGTATTGTAACTCTTTCTCAGCCGTAGGAAATGTATGCTCTCCTCTAACTCTCTCTTGTTGTTCTTTTAAAATTGTGTTATCTCTGCCAATAACTGCAATTTTGACATTATATATCTTATCTGCACGAAAGATGAATTCTTTGTATTTTGGAATTTGTGGTTCTCTATCTCTATAATATGGACAAGAGATACTTGTGAAATTGTATTCATGACCTGTGTCGTGAATCTTTTTTGGATTATCCCACCAATGAGAAAAGGGTTCTTTATGATGCCCTTCCCAATAGTCTTTCATTTTCCACCCGTGTACATGGTCATATGTGGAGAATATTTTACTCCACATATGATTGCCACTTCCTTGTGGACCAGTGAGTATTAACAGATTATTTTTTGTGGAAGAGGCCATGAGTATCAGGGCTGTACTTATCCAATTCTGTTAATGAAGGGTCTGATCTCTCCTCTGAAGAAATATACAGAGCAAGAAGTGGCGACCCAAATACTGCAATTAGTGTTCCAATAAAAGCAGTATCGGTATATCCTAATTTACCAGACACAAACAGTATTTCACCGATTGTTGCACAAATTAGAATACCCCAAAACATACCTCTTTCAGTAATCCAATCTGGTTTAAGTAAACATATCATACTTGGTAACCAGACAGATGCTCTTAAAACTGCAAAGAACAGAAAGAGATACATTAATTGCATACCTGGAATATTTGCAACGATTAATCCTATAATCGCAAGTGCAATCATTCCATATCTAGCGAAATCAATATCTCTAATTGATGGAGATTTGAGTTCGTCAGTTGTTGTTTTTTCTTCTCCAAAGAAGAAATATTTCTTTTTACTCAAATAAATGTCATGGCCTGACATATTTGCAACACTTGAGAACTGAGAATCAAGGATTGACACCAAACCAGAGAACACTAAAAACATAAATAATATGCTTGCTATTGAGGGCAAAAACTCTTGAATGACTAACGCATTTGTCACTCCGACATTCGTTATCTGCATACCGCTTCCAGCCGCAACAAATCCTAACAATCCCATAGAGATCGGTATCACGATAAAGATGAATGATGCCAATACAAAACTAGGAATGATTGAATCTTTTTTGATTGCAAACGCTCTTTGATAAAATGAGTTATCACCCCAAGGTCCACCCATGTGACCAAGAAACGCCGCAGCCCCGAAGCCTGCAAAAATTCCCCATGAAAAACTTGTTCCAAAGATAGATGCACCTTCACCAGTTTTACCACCGAGTCCAGCAACGACAGTTTCCCAACCGCCTGCATTGTAAATTACCCAAGGCACTAAGACTAGAACACCTGTCCATACCACAATAATTTTAATCATCTCAGTAATAACTGTTGCTTTTAAACCTGAGCGATAAGAATACAATAATGCAACTCCAACCATAATCGCAGTAACTAAATTATAATTCATACCTGTAAGGGCTTCTACAGTTTTAGAACCTGCAAGTAAATTAATTGCAAATGCACAAATAGCCAGAATGACCATCTCTACCACAAACAATTTTTGTACTCTTGTTCCAAACTTCTCTTGGAGATAGCCTGAAAATGTAAAACCATCTTCTTTTAAATTACGAATCTTTCTTGCAAAGTAGGCGAAAGCCCCTAATGTCAAAAAATTTCCTAAACAAAACCAGAATAGTCCTACTAATCCATTTACATATGCTTGTTGAGCAGATATAAACAGACCTGGTGCCCATAACCATGCGGCTGCAACACTCAAACTTCCTTGAAAAGTATTCAATTCTCTACGAGCAACAAGAAAACTTGTCTTGTTATCATCATATCCTTTTGAATACCAGTAGGTCAATGCAAATGCAAATAGACCATATACTAATAATACACTAATACCCATAAGATTCCCTTTCTAAATCTAGTGTTATACAATGCAATCCACCATCCCAAAAAAACCTATGTCGCCAAGGAATGTGAACTGCATCTATTTTATGCTTCTTAAAAAAAGCATTTACTAATGGATTGTTTGGATTTGAAACACAGACATTATGTTCATCTAATACTAAAACATTAACATCAAACACGGATTCTTCAACCCAGCCAACCCAATCTTTCAACCATGTTTCTACATAGTGTTGAAATTCTTTATTATCATCTTCACCTGGTACCCAGAAACCACTATTTTGATTTCTTTTTAATTGGCCCCATTTTTTCATCTCTCTTGCAATATCTGTTTGATCATCAAAAATTGTACAAATATCCCAACCAGGGTGATTTCTCTCATAATCTTGTATCTCATTTAGTGTGAGAATAACACCTTCTTTTAATATTGCAAAACACCCATCTGAATGACCTTCATGGTCTAAAAGATGAATGTTTAGATTAGGATAATATTCTTTTAAAATATTTAATTGAAATCCTTTTACTGACTTGTCTACTCTGACTTCAAAATGACCATATTCATCATTTATCCATAAATCATTATTGTTTAAAGTAAAACAAGGAGCATCAAGTGCTGTCAAATCTCCATAAGGTATAATATCCACTAAATGTTCATTATCATAAAATTGTAATTCGTTTCTTATTGCAGGGTTATCAATCTTTCCATATGTACCAGTGATAAAACAATGATTTTTAATTACTAGTTGTGCATCTCTAGGTTGTAATGGAGGTCTTACTATTTGTTTTGCCTCTCCAGCCTTCCCAACATAGTTTGTTATTTTATCGTTTCTATCTAATTCAGGTCGTAAAACATCACAACCAAAGTCTTTTAAAACTTTTTGATAATATTCTAGTTCTTCTTGTGTTTCGTGAGCTATTCTTTGAAGTGCAGATTTGATTTTATCGTTCTTGATAGTGTCAAAGAACTCTGGGTAATATGTATCACCTAACATAACAGTTTTTAATTTGTCATACTTATTATGAATATTATAATTAGATTTCAACTCACGATCTCCTCAAATCAAGTGTTATGCAATGTAAACCGCCATCCCAAAAGAATCTATGTCGCCAAGGAACATATATTGGTTCTATATTATGTTTTTTAAAAAAACTATTTATAACAGAATTATTAGGGTTGCTCACACAAACATTATGTTCATCTAATACCAAAACATTTACATCAAATATAGACTCTTCTACAAATCCTACCCAATCTTCTAACCAAGTTTCTACAAACTCTTGGAATTCGTGATTGTCCTCTTCACCAGGTAGCCAAAAACTTGTCAATGCTTTATGTTTTGTAACTTTCCAAAAACTCAATTCTCTTCTAAAATCTGTTTGATCATCTTGCACCGTACATATGTCATAATTAGGAAAATTCTTTTTGTAGTTTTGTATTTCAACTCTTGTTATAATTGCACCATCTTTGAGTATAGCAAAACACCCATCTGAATGACCCTCATGTTGTAATACATTAATATTTAAATTTGGATATAGTGTTTTAATTTTGATTAATGCATCTTCTGATGCCTCTATTGTCCTATGTAACACACTTTCATATTGAGTCTTATCGTAAATATCAAATCTATGTAGAGTTTCACCAGTTTCTTTATCTCTAAATCTATGTTCCTCACAATTATTAACCCATAAGTCATTGTTATTGATTGTCCAATTGGGTGCATCTAAGTATGGGCTTCTATCATTCATAATCTCAACAACACTATCATCATAATCTAATAATCTCTCTATGATACTAGGATGATCTAAATGATCACCAACACCTGTAACAAACAAATGATTGCCCATGACAAACTGTGCATCTCTAGGTTGTAGGGGTGGGCGAGGTATACCTTTCATTCCTACATTTTCAATTCTGTCATTTTTATCCAACTCAGGTCTGATAACTCTACACCCAAAGTTTTTTAACACATTTTGGAAGTTTTCTAAATCTTCTTGTGTTTCATCTGCAATTCTCTTGAGTGCTGATTTGATCTTATCATTTTTGATTGTGTCAAAATATTGAGAATGATAAGTGTCACCTAACATAACTGTGTCTAATGTATCGTATTTATTCCTAATTTTATAACTCATCAGGCCAATCTCTGTAGAGAAAATGTTGTATGGTTTCAACGTCAACTAATTGATTAAAAGCCACATGGTCTTTATCTATAGATTTTTCATTACGAATGATACCCGTCATTGCATCATCTAATTGTTGTAAATTTTTAAATTCCATGTCAATTCTAAACTCTGGTAAGTCCATACTTCTAAATCCTAGTTTAGAACGTAGAATACGAGAACTAACCATTTTATCCATTTCAACTAATTTATCTAAAAATACATTCATCTTTTCAATAAATTCATAGGGGTTTGTGCCCTCTATGGGGTCTGCATAAATTGTATAAACATCCATTATAATTTTCCTAGTATTTCAAATCCTTGTATTTCTTTTTTATATTGGTAGTAAGCATCACCGAGATAATAATATCTATGTCCTAATTTTTTGTAGTAGGCACATTCATGATATAAACTTTTTATTCCTAATCGTAGTTTTGGATTTTTGTAATCCCAAGCAAATTGTGTGGCTTCTAAGTGTCCAAATTTTTTGTGATATATCAAACTCCAAGCAACGATCTCGCCTTTATCATAATAACATATTACATCATTTCTTTCATCTTCAAACTCTTCTATGAATATTGGTATACAACTTTCAAACTTTTTGTAATCACAATACTCTTTGTATATTCTTACACATTGTCCTAGAATAGGTCTAGGTTTTTTCATATTATAATGTAGTTCTAATGTATTGTCAAGTAATTTATAATTTGTTTTCCATAAATCTACCCTACAATGTTTCATTAGTTACTCCATACATCTAATAGATAATCCTCTGTAAAGTTTTTATAATATCCTTGAATTACTAAAGATGCTCTTGCTTTCTCTAATTTTTCTCTTGATTGTACAAAGATGGCTGCATAGTCTTTTAAATTTAATTTAAACCCAGATACCTTTTCTTCGTGTTGTGGGTGGTCATCTAATACAATATACTTGTCTTTGACTACAGCTTTAGTTAAATTTACTTGTCTATCAAATTCATCAACATCTATCGTTGGTTCTAGAAGAAACATTATCACATCAAGTTCACCAGTTAGTAATCTCTTGAAATCTATTTCATAAAGATTTCTATCTTCATGTATTTCAACTTTATTTTCCAACCAAGCCTTTTTTGCAAAAGGACAAGCAGGTAAGTTATTAAATGTTTCGTGAGGTCTAGATAAAGTTTCCTTTATCCATTTCTCAATTTTTTCTCCACTCTGCATAGTATCTATCACCTGTATCTTGTTTAAAACATTGTAGTTCAAAATTATATTTATCACAGAAGTCTTTGTTTATATCTTCACTCCACTCAAAAAATCTTAAAACTTCTACACCTTCCCATTTATGATCTGATAGGCCTGGGTTTTGCCTCCAATAAACTGTGTCACCAGATTTTGTCATATCTGCAAGTTTTTCTATTTGTGGTATGATATCTGATAAATGTCCGTGATTGATACTTCCTAGTATCAAATAATGTTCAAAGTCTTTGTGTTGCACATAATCTAACCACGATACTTCTTCATCTGCATAACTATTGTATGGGTCTATTCCATACAGATTAGGAAAATATCTCTTTAATAGATTGTAACCACAACCAATGTCTAATATATTTGCATCTTTATCAACTCTTCTGAGTAATTCATAACCAGAGTATGTGTATTTTTCATAATTGGGCCTCCAATTATTTCTCCAATAATTCTCTATCTCATCCATAACTTTTGTTCTCCTACCATAATCCAAAGCATTTTTGTTCCAATCAGTTTTTTCTGTTTCATTCATAAGTTTCTTTCACCTCTTTTAAAAACTCTTGTTCTGCTGTTTTTTGTAAGTTAAACCATCTTTTGTGTATGATTTTAGCTTTATCGTAGTTGTCATCTAACATATAAAATTGTGTTAGTTTTTCGTACCAATCTCTGTTTAACACACTATTATATAGACAGGTGGTGTCTATTGTTGTATTTTCTGTAGTTTTTATGAAATTGTTTTCTGCAAAATCATTATATTCTTGTATTCTTTTAAATACATCTTCTCTTGTGTTTGCAACCCAATCAATTCCAAATTTTAAATAAGATTTATAAACAAGTTCTACATCACAAGTTAATAATAATACTGGTGATGTTTCATTGATTCCCTCTAATTCATGATGACATTTAAATGTATTATTCAATATATCTTTCTCTATTATTCTCCAAGAATTTTCATAACTAATCCAATTGTGCCAAGTTCTGTTTAATGGATAAACATAGTCTAAAATATATCCTACTTTGTCACTCCAAATTGTTTGATATTCTTGATTTGCTAACCAGATATTTTGGAATGAATCATCTAACCACAATAACCAACCAACATGATGGCCAAATGCACCAGGTGAGTACACGATATGCAACATTCCGTTATCTTCAAATAAATTTATTCTATTTTTGAAATACAGTTTTGATTCTTCTTTTGTCAAATGACTTCTAGTTCTACCGAACTTTAGTGGTTTCTCAAACAAATAGTTTCTCCATTCCATAAAGATATTCTAGTTTTTGTGTAAAATGAAATGCAATAAGTCTATGTGCTTGTTTATTTGGGTGACTATCTTTAGGACTTTTAGATATCCAATAATCATTACCCAAATTATTTTTCATAAAATCTTTTATAGTATATCCACCAAGTTCTTTAAATATAGGCCAACCTACAAAGGCGTCTTTATTAATTGCATCATAAAGAGTGTGATTCTTCAAAAAATCTACGATACTTTCTCTCTTCTCTCCTACTGGTGATATAATATATTCTAAAGAACAAAATGCTTGCAAATGTCTTATATTTTGCTCATCACACATTTTTTGTATTTCATGAGCATAATTTATTGTCATATCTAACATTCTAAAAATTCCATCATCATCAGTAATTTGTCTGCGGTGAGCATCTATCCACCCCTCGTCATCACCTTTTATGTTGGTACCCCAAAGAATTATAACATAGTTTGGTTCATATTGTTTTATTGCATCTACAGTTTTATTAAAAGTTTGATCATTACCATTACCATTCACAGCAATATCAAGCACCTGTTGATCAACATCTTCTGCGATAATTTCAGCAAAGTGATCAAAAGGTTCTACTTTTATATTTTTTCTTTTAAAATTACCACTTTCTAAATATGTTGTACTTGCCCAACTAGGACCTGATGTTACTAACATATGTAATTCTCCAATAAATTATTTGCAATGAATTCACACCCCTTTGCATTTGGGTGAGAATCAGATGAACTTGATGTAGATATTTTAAACTCATTGCCCATGGTATCTCTACATAAAGTATATAGACAATGACCTCCTAATCTCTCAAAAACTGGCCAACCCACAAATGTTTTAGAATTTAATTTTTCATAGATTGGGTGATTAATTATCGCCTCTTCTAATTCTAAACTTGCCGTAATATTATTTGATAATGTATCTCTCACCTCTAAAGGTCGTATTCCAAACATTTGTAGATATGGAATATTTAAATTCTCACAAATGTTTTGAATACAGTATATGTAAGTCAATGTCTTATCTAAATTAATTTTTAAAGTATTTGAACTCATATAATTGTCAGAGTAATAATCTATCAAATTTTTATTAGTTAGTCGTTCTAGTTTTTCTTTTTCTTCTCGGTCATTGAAAGTATAGAATTTACCATCATCATTCATTTGTATATCCATTCTAGATATCGCACTCCATACAACAATAAAATATCCTATTTGATCTGCTGAGTGTGTGATTAACTTATTGACTCCACGATTAAAAATTGCTTCATTACCAGAGCCGTTAACTGCAATGTTATTTAAAATTAATTCAAGTTCATCTGATAAGATATCTGTCCAATGATCAAAGGGTTCTATGTTTAACTTTTTTATTCTGTTTGCATATTCGTAGTATTTGTTGTTCGCCCAACTATCACCCGTTACGATTAGTGCCTTCATTCCATCCATCCATAATAATATTGCCTGCTATCATAATACGCTCGTGTTTACATTTTTGTTTTGGCACAGAGTGATGAACATGACCAGGAAAAAGAGTTATTTGACCGACTTCTGGTGCAACAAAATATTGTCTGTATTTTCCTACTGTTGTAGGGAAAAGTAAAGGGGCACAACTATCACACGCTTTTACACAGTAAGTAAAACTCCAAATAGATGGCCAATGATGATGAACATCTGTATGAGAACCCTCTTTGTAAATCAATCCCCACATTTGATCAACTTTAAAATTCATAGTTCTAGGATTGCCTGCTTCATCAGTATCGCCTTGACTAAATTTTTGTGCAAAGTCTATGGCTGCATTTCCTAAGAGTTCGTATGATGCTGATATTTCGTGCATATTCCATTTTGTTCTGTCACAATGAGCAGCTGTCATTTGAAGATGCAAATTATCTTTAGTAGAAATTTCTAGATGTTTATTGATACTTTTCATATGATTTTCATTATCTAGTTTTCTTGTTTTAATCAAAACATTCTGTTCAATAGGTATCATACTGTCCTCTGTTTTTTGTTAAATTCATGAGTTGATTTTGCACATCATTTAATTGTTTTTGTAGTCTAACTATTGTCATTTGCAAGTTATGAATTTCCCCTTGCATATCTGCAACAGTTTTTTTCCATGTTTCTTCTCTAGTTATATTACTCATAGCGGGTTTGACTTACTCCGTCTTTTGTTACAATTACTTTTCTGTAACCTCGGTGTTGTTCAACATTTGTTGTTGAATTTATCTTGCCTCTTCTTTTATTTATTTTATTTCTTTTAGACATATTTGCCTTATGTAAACTAATGTTTGCAGCTATTACTAATAAAACTGCAAGAGGGTCAAAGACAAATACGATTATAATTATTACCAGTCGTACGGCTTTTTCCAAGAGCTCTTGATTACTGGTGCCATAGACCAACTCGGCGATGTATTTGATTGGACCGACTTCTGCTTCAAGTTTGACTTGTTCGATAGCCAAGTTGGATTTCTCTTTTTCCAACCCGTTGATAGTATTTGATGAATTTTTGATATCAGCATTTAATATCTCCCTTTCAGATTCTTGTTCTTTTCGTGCATTAAGACCTTTTGATATTGCACCAAGTTCTACATATCTTTCTAGAGCGGTATCTAATAATGTAAGAGTTTTTTCTGCTCTCTTTATATTTAGATACTCTCTAGATATCTCATCTTCTAGGATTGTTATTTGTAAAGTGTTGTCTGAACTAATTGTCGTTTGTTCTATATGTGCCTTTGATAGAAATCCAAAGATACCCATGCTAGTAATAAACATGAGGACTACGACAGCAAATGTTAGATATAATTTAAGAATTCTTGGAACATATTTACTATCCCAATTGTGATATAACCAAGCTGCAGATACTAATTTTCCTACTTCTAGTACACAACCCATTATGGCGATAGGAACTATGGCCGCAGAGAAAATTGCGATTAGTCCTATAATAGAATAATAAGCGGCCACACCACTTATTAATAATGCAATCAAAAGTGTTAATAATGCTAAAAACATCTTGTATTTAGTTCACAGTTTTTTCCATCCTACAGGTTCACAAACATACTTAGTGTCGCCTATTAAGACTTGATCTCCAATAGAGGTGCTTCTGCAACTCTCATTTGGACCTATGTATTCTACATTTTTATTCTTCCACCAGGCTTGTTGTATGGTGTTGGTTGATGTAAAAGCCTTTTCTAACTTTTCCTCATTAGATAATTCTTTATCGACATAAACAAATGCAACTGTATGAGGTTTCTCATCAAATGCAGAATGTATAACAGTAACTTTATCTTTTTGCATTTGTTCATAATTATGCATCAATGCATCCATTGTAGTTTTACTTTCCATATTTTACTTCTCTTCATTGTTATAATTAAACTTAACATAAAAAATATGGTATTGTCAAGGTAAAAATGATGCTCTGAGCAGACCGCTAGGTGGGTAGAAATAACCTCTCGTGTATGATTATACCCCCTAATTTTAGGGGTCTAAAGTGTAATTGTTCCACCATCCTTTAAGTCGCATGGTTTTGTAATGTCCGTTAAAAAATACGACAGCTGAGTTCTCAAAGTCGTAATTCATTGATTGTATTGAAGAAAATCCATTTACATATCTTTTTGGATTCCATTCATCATACAAATATTTGTCAATACCGTTATGATATTTGACATAATTATAGTCTAAATTCTCATATATTTTTCTATGTATTTTTGAGTAATCACCAGACCATGATACTATATCTGAAGCAAGTTTATTGTATTTGTAGTATTCATCATTTTGCCATCGTCTGCTATCACAAACATGAAGCTCTTCTGTAAGAAATCTATTACAATCTCCCTTAATGACTACATCTAAATCAAAGAAAATATTTTGACCATCTTTAAATCTCTCAAACATTAAAAGATTATTAAATGTTCCATAATCATCTTCATAGACATCATCACGAATACAGACAAATTCATCATATTCCAAACCAGAATATTTGTCCACCATATATTTTAAATTATCTTCATACCAACTGTCAAACTTATCGCCAGTTCGCACACATATCACTCTTAACATAATTACCTTTGTTGTTTTTTTAATAACTCCATTCTCATCCACTCTTTTGCTCTAGTGTTTCTAATTGGAACTCTTAATAATTGTTTAACTCTTTTGTAGACTAAATCTAGTATATCTTGTTTTGCATCATTGTTGTCTACAATAATAAACCCTTGTTTAAAGAAAAGATTAAATTTACCTATATTTGATTGTACTTGATTCCACAATTTGATTACCATAGATTCTGGCACACTACGATCTCTTTTTGCATTTCTCTCTAGTGCAACGTCAAGAGATGTATTGACAAATATCATATAAGTATCATATCCTAATTGTTCTAATTCTCTTGCTTGATATGTAATCTTCTCATAATCTTTACCTGTTCCATCTATGATAAGTCCTAGTCTGCCCATAATAAAATTTTGTTGTTGTTTTTTTGTAAGTTCTTTTGCTCTTTGTCGTTGTATATCCCTTGGCTCTTTTTCTGATGCAGGCATTTTTAGAGATAGATTTGCATCTTTTAACATTTTAGTAAATGTTGGGTCTGAGTCAACAACTTTCAAACCAAGGCCGCCAGTGGTTCTCCTAACAACATAGGATTTACCACTCCCTGGCCCTCCAGCAAGAAAAAATGCTTTAAATATGTTCGGGTCGTACAATCCCTCTTGTAAGTCTTTGAAATGTATCATAGTGATTTTTGTCTATTCGTTCTGGATAAATCCTCGTTATATTATATTTATCTGTTCTGTGATTCTTTAAAAAATTCATTCTTTTTAGTTTTTGTTTTAGTTTGTTTGACATTTAAAACTCCGATATTTAAGGTTTTATCATAACAAAATTATAGACTCCTTTCTAAACGAATTGTGTTCCTTGTTTTTCACCAGAGATTTCATTTATCTCTAGGTCACTTAAAGATGTTAAAGATGCATCTCTTATTACTGTCATATGCATTGTATGTCTTGCACTATTTATTGAAAAATGATGTCGCATATCTTTGATTAGATATCTACCTGAAAGAGATTCATCTATTTCTCCATCTGATTTTGGTATTAAAAAATTAATCATATCTCCAGCACATAAACCTGTGTGTCCAACAGCTTGTATTGTAGCTGAGAATGTACTTTCTAATTCCATGACTTTAGATTCTCTTGATGCGAGTGTTCTAGATTTTTGATTGGGATTAAAACTGTATGATTCTTCTGTGGTGTTATAGTGTTGAGCATCTCTGCCATCAGTTGTAACTGATGTTGGGTGGACAAAATATCTAGCGTCTGAAAATTCTCCCAAAGTGTTTTCTCCATCTACTCTACTACCATTATATATAGGATTTCCTCTATTTGAAGCAGCCATCTTTTCTGCTTCAGCATAAACATCTCCTACATCACCTCCACCAGCAGTTCTGGCAAATTTATCAAAATCATCAAAATAATTAAACTTCTTTTCTGTGTATGTTTTATTAAAAATATCGTGTTCTAAATATGAGGAACTTAATAAACCAGTTCCTAAACTTATTAACATATCACTTGTTGATATTACTCGCCAATATAAAACTCTTCTATATTGTTCAGCAACATTTTCAAAAGCTCTTTGTTCTGCAAGATTAAATGATCTTCTATCTCCCAATTCACCATAATGAAACTCTCTCACAGGCGGCTCTCTGTACAAACTTTGCAATGTTCTAAAATGTATACCTCTTGCATTTTCAAAAAAGTAATAGTGTGGTGAATTTGTTCTTTCTGATATAGAATCTTTTTTAAGTGAATGAATGGCACTAAATGGATGCACTCTAGGGAAAATAATTTTACGAACTCCAAGACTTCTTTCTATAAATAATTGTTTTTTAGTATCAAGATAATCCTCATCTCTTAATATATCCTCTACCATTTTTGATGTTTCAGAATGATAACTTTGTGATATTTTTTTTCTTTCATTTTTCATTACTTCCATAGACACAAAATGTAATCCTATTAATTCAACATTTCTAGATGTGTCCATTTTTGTTCCTAGTTTATAAACTTGAACTGGGTTTTGAGAAAAATCTATTGGTTCTTCATGATTTGGAGTGTTAAGTTTTAGAAAAAGAGTTTCTTGTCCTATTAGTGGTGCATTTTCAACTAAACTATGTTGATCCATAAAGAAAATTTCACCAGTTATGGAGGCTCTATTAATATCTTCATAGATATTAATTTCTACGACAGAGGGTTTTAAATCTAGAATGTTGTCCTCTGCTGTTTGAATACTGCAAATTTCTAAGTCAAATTGACCTGCATAACTAATACTAGGTGATGCCATTTATAATATGCTCTCTGTTGTAAGAGTTTTCCACTCAGATACAAATTCTCTTACAAATTGTGGTTCTAATAATTTAATACTTCTGTATGTATCTTGTAAGTTCTGTTCATACTCAAAATTTGTGATTGCTGTTGCACTAGAATAATCTGTATTTGATGTTCCAACATCTATTTTTATTGTTTCATCACCAGACTCTTGTGTTATTTCATAATGATGAACTCCGTTTGGGTCAGAGTATTTGTCTGATATATAATCTTGAAATTGTGGAGTTGACATGGGCCATTGATGATATCTATCTGTTATATTGTTTACTAATAATATAACCCAATGTAATTGAACATCACCATATAATTTAAAAGCAATCGCCTCTGGAGTTTCGCCTTCTTCAACATAATAAACACTATAAAAATTTGCCTGAGCGTCTACATTAGTTCGTAATGCAACTCTTCTTAAAAGATTTGTTACAATTTTTGGGTTTTTAGTTCCCTCAGCATCATACAATATGGCTGGAAATTCTCTAAAATACATTTAAAATCCCTCTGCTATTCTCTCTCTAGTTATAAGTTCTAATTCTTGGAATGTCAAGGATAAAGTGTATTCTGTTGGTGGTGTTCCTTTACCATCATCTTTAAATGTTCTGTATCTATCTCCACCGTATGTATGATTAACATCTTTAAGAATACAAGTTGATATTCTTCCAAGATGTTGATTTGGTCTACCACCATACATATATTGTATATCAAATGTATTAGGAACATTCATTTTTCTACCAGCACGATTTCCACCCACAAACTCTGGAGCTGCATTGTATCTGAATAAGTTTATAATACCCTCAACTTCTTGTACTTCTCTTGCACTTTTAGGCATCATCTTAAACTCAAAAGAGAAACTTCTTTTTTCTAAACCTGTAAATGCAAGTTCTAATCTATCAGTTACAACTGCACCTGTGCTTATTTCTGCAGCTTGTCGTATTCCTTGTAAACCAGGTAATGCTCCTACTGCATCCAATGAAGTTTTTAACAATCCCTCACCAACAGTTGCTCCTAAATTTTCAACGGATTCTCTCATTGCTTGTTCTGTTCCACCACCACCTATGATACCACCAACGATATCTGACAATAACATAGCGCCTGAACCAATCTCGGTATCTGTATATCCTACATTTTGAGTATAAGATGCTGATGCTGGCATATATAATGAAACCAATGCAGCTGTTCTAGTTGTTGCTGATCTATTTACATAAGTTGTGTCTTGACCACTACCTTTAGAACCACTTTTAATTGTTCTTCTACCCATTGATATATATCTGCCTGGTTCGCTGTATGGATCAGGACTATTAACATCAATACTATCTAGATTTGCAAATTGATCAACATTTGAAACAGTTTTTTCTTCTATATCACCATTTGTGTTAAAAATTCTTTGATATTTGCTTATATTATAATTATCTCTTAACGCAGTTTGACTAAGTTGTTTTTGTGTTGGTGCAAACTTCATCTGAGAGTGATTTTGTTCATTAACATAAAAATTTACATAGTGACCCTGTGATAAATCTCTACCCTCTTCAATTGTAAGTGGAAATTGAAATAAAGTTTTTTTACCTTTAAAAGCATTAGATGATGAATTTCCATGCTGTAAAAAATTACCTCCACCAAATCTTTGATTTTGTGAAGTAATATCAGCAACAAAACCTGTTGATACACCTTGAATAAAGTCAGTATCTCTGGCAATGTAATTATTATTAGCTTCATTAAGTTTCTCTCGATTTGTTGCCGCTCCTCCAAAAGATGTGGTAGAATGTTTGGCATTTCTAAATCTAAATAAATCTCCTACTGCCATGTTTTGACTCCTTATAAATACTATTTATGTCATATAGTGGGAGATATAATCCAACAAATCCAAGAAAATACAAAGGAAATCCTATGAAGATAATTTTTCGCTCTTTATGGGAAAGAAAACTCATGATTTACTGTGATACGAACAAAAATGTCATGGAATGGGGTAGTGAAGAAATTATAATTCCATATCGTTCACCTTTGGATGGCAGAGTACATAGATATTTTCCAGATTTTTATATGAAAGTAAAAGGTAAAGAGGGTATAAAAAAGTTTATTATTGAAGTCAAACCTAAAAAGTATTTAACATCACCAGAAAAAAATCCAAAAACTAGAAGTAGACAATGGTTAAATGAAATGAGATCATATGCTGTCAATCAAGCCAAATGGAAATCTGCGAGAAATTACTGTCTAGACACAGGTATGGAATTTAAAATCTTAACTGAAGATCATTTGAATTCTTCTTATAAATAATTATAGTCTATGAAAGGCAGAAACTATGGCGGTTAGCAAATACATCAAATCTGTGCAAAAGGCTGCAAGAGGTAGACCAAGGTCAACTGAGTGGTATAGAGATAAAATTAGAGAGTTAGGAACACCTAAACCCTTAGATTTGATTAGAGATGGAAAACAAAGAGCAACGGCATTTTTTGGTCGTTTGAATATGTTCATATATGACCCTAAGTTTAAAAAGAAACTTCCATATTATGATACATTTCCTTTAGTTTTACCAGTAGAAAGTTATAATAATGGGTTCTTAGGAATAAATTTTCATTATCTTCCAATACCATTAAGAATAAGACTTTTAGATAGATTAGTAGATTTTAGTAATAATGAGAAATTTGATGAAACAACAATAATAAGTATTAACTTTAATAATGTTAAAAATATAAGTTTAGTAAAACCTACACTTAAAAGATATTTGTATGGGAAAGTAAAGTCTAATTTCAGAAGAATAGATGCTGATGAATTTACAATCGCAACATTATTACCAGTGCAAAGGTTTAAGAAAGCAAATGAATCTGTAGTATATTCGGATTCAAGAAAGATGATTTAAGATGCCAGAACCAGATATGTATAAACTCAATGAGAGGATAAATGAAAAACCAGAAACAACAATAGATAGTATTTCTGGAAAAATGTATTCCGAGCCTGCTAATTATGAAGTCATATTACACCCAAATAGAAATTCAAACGCAAATTCGGATTTAATCAGAGAAACCTCCATAGCTGTTTCTCAAATTACATTACCAGGTAAAACTTTAGAAACACAAACAGAACAGTTTTATGGGCCTGCAAGAGAAGTTGTCACAGGTGAAACTTTTCCAGACGTTACTGCAATAGTTCGTTGTTCAGTTGATAATAGAGAGAAAATTTTAATAGATGATTGGCAAGCATTAGCAGTAGACCCAGAAGATTATACGATAGGTTATTATGAAGATTATATTGGAGAGTTAGAAATTTTTCAATTAAACAGAGCAGGTAATAGAGTTTATGGTGTTAAATTACTTGAGTGTTATCCAATAACTGTTGGAGATTTAACTTATGATTATGGTAATTTTAACTCAATAAATACTTTCTCGGTTACTTGGAAATATAGAAAATATGTATCTCTCAACTTAGGTGGCCAAAAAATGCTAAAACAAAAATTAACATCTGATAGACATAATGTTTTTAGAAATAGTGCTGGTCTAGCCTTAGCAAATAGACTTATTAATGGTCCACCTGGGTTATAATTTTTTGATTTGAATTGAAAGGAAAAATATGTCATTACCACAACTAAACACGCCAACGTATTCGTTGTCGCTTCCATCTACTGGTCAAGAAGTACAATACAGACCATTTTTAGTTAAAGAACAAAAACTTTTATTAATCGCAAATGAAGGCAAAGATGCTAGAGAGGCAAACACAGCTATTATCAAAATAATTGATAATTGTACTTTTGGAAAGTTAGATGTAAGCAATCTACCAACATTTGATATAGAATATATTTTTATAAAATTAAGATCAAAATCTGTTGGAGAAAATGTTGAATTATCAATTCTTTGTTCAGATGATGAAAAAACAAGAGTCAAACAAAATATCAGACTAGATGAAATAAAAGTTAAATTTTTTGATAATCATACAAATGAAATAAAAGTAACAGACAATATAAAAGTAATTCTTGATTATCCAAAATTAAATGATATGCTTGGAATGGAGGATAAAAATGAATTAGAGTTAGTCTTTCATATTTTACATAGGTGTATCAAAGAAATTCATAATGGAGATGATATTATCAATAGAGTAGATTTTTCTGATGCAGACCTCGAGGACTTTATTGGTCAAATGACAACAAGCCAATTTGATTTAATAACAAATTTTTTTAACACTATGCCTAGATTGTCACACTCAGTAATGGTAAAAAATCCGAATACAGGTGTTGATGGAGAGGTAACGGTGGAAGGGTTACAAAATTTTTTAGGATAACACTTGCTCATGAAACACTTGAAAATTACTATAAAACTAATTTTGGTTTGATACAACATCATAAATATAGTTTAGAAGAGTTAGAAAATATGATACCGTGGGAAAGAGAAGTTTACATAACACTTTTACTTGAACACATAAAAGAAGAAGAAAGAAAACGAAAAGAGGAAGAACAAAAAGCAAAAAATAAAAGGAGATAATCGTGGCCGCACAAAAAAAATTGCAATCAGGTTCTAAATATGCAGATTTTGATGTTGATGGTGATGGCGTGGTAAGTGACGAGGAGTTAGCAATGAGCAAAGAAATGATGAGATTAGAAAATGAAGATAAGAAAGCAGATGCACAACGTAACATGGCGTGGTTTGCATTGTTTGGTATGTTATTATATCCTTTTGCAGTTGTCCTTGCAGAATTTGTAGAATTAGAAACCGCTGGAAAAATACTTGGAGATATGGCACCAACATATTTCGTGTCCGTTGCAGCCATAGTTGCAGCTTTTTATGCAAAAGAGGCGTTAGGTAAAAAATAATGGCAGATGAAGTAGAAAAATTACGGAAGCAGCAGGAACAAAGGGCAGCAAAAGAAGATGCTCAAGAACAACTTGCTAATGAAAAAAGAGATATTCTGTTTAAAGAAATGGCAAAAAATGTCAAGGGTGGTGAAGCAACTCTTAAAGAGATAAGAGAATCTAAAAAAGTTCAAGAAGATACTAAACAGAAAATGAATGATTTTGCTGAAGCACAAGGTTTGACTCTAGACGAGTTTAAAAAATCTGTTGCTGGTCAAGAAATGCAATTCAAAATTGATCAAGAAGAGAAAAGGGCAAAAAGATTAACAGATGCAAAAGACTTATCCATGCGAGCAAGACAATTTGCACTTTCAGCCAGACAACTTGCAACATTTGAAGGTATGAAAAATGCATTTTCTGGTTTATCAGAAACACTCTTGAAAATACCAGGTGCTGGGGCGGTAGTAGGTGCCACAAGAAGTCTTTTTGGAGTTCTTAAAAATTTAGCTTTGATCGCATTGATACCTCTTTTAGTAAAATTTTTAAATAGTCAAACATTTAAAGATATGGCAAACTATCTTTTAACAAATGGGGTAAAAATAATAGAAAAATTTGAAGAAGCAGTTATTGGAATATTTAAATCTTTAGAAAAAATAACAAAAGCGTTCATAGATGATGGTTTTCTCGCTGGATTTGATCAAGCAATAATAGAATTAAATATATCAACAAAA